TAAGAAAGCTGCTGTACAAAATGGTTTAGTTCTTAATAATCAATTTAATACTAAAATAGATAAAACTAAATTTATTGATGAATATATTAGAACTGCTGTAGATGAAGGTACAGTTATTGTTCGTACTGGTTGGGATTACGAAGAAGAAGTAATTGAAGAAGAGGTACAAGACTTTCAATTTATTCCTAGTAATGATCCAGCTTATATACAGAAATTACAAGCATTGGCTCAAGGTCAACAAGATGATCCAATAAACTTTAGTCAAACTGTACCTCAAGAATTTCAACAAGCATTACAAATGAGTATGGAATATGGTACACCTATGTTTCCACAGAACATTGGTTCACATACTGAGACTAAAGAAAAAGTAATTAAGAATTGTCCTACACTAGAAGTTATTAACTACAATGATGGTATTGTAGATCCTTCTTGTAGAGGGGATATGGATAAAGCACAATTCTTTATTTATAGATTTGAGACATCTAAATCTGAATTACAGAAAGCTGGTATATACTCTAATTTAAATGAAATTGAAAATTCTGATAATGATATTCTTGAAGGAGATAATTATAATAGAGAACAGTATTCTTTTAGATTTAAAGATAAACCAAGACAGAAATTAGTAGCTTATGAATATTGGGGATATTGGGATATTGATGGTACTGGTATAGTTAAACCAATAGTAGTTACTTGGGTTGGTTCTGTTATTATTAGACAAGAAGAGAATCCCTTTCCTGATAAGAAATTACCCTTTGTATTAGTACAATATTTACCTGTTAGAAAAGCTATTTATGGTGAACCTGATGGAGAATTATTAGAAGATAATCAAAAGATCATTGGTGCTGTAACTAGAGGTATGATTGATCTTATGGGTAGAAGTGCTAATGCACAACAAGGTACTCGTAAAGATGCTTTAGATGTCACTAATAAAAAGAAATTTGATCAAGGATTAGATTATGAATTTAATCCCTCTACACATCCTAATGAAGCATTTTATATGCACCAATATCCTGATATTCCTCAATCTGCACAATATATGATTGATATGCAGAATATGGAAGCTGAGAGTCTTACAGGAGTTAAATCATTCTCACAAGGTGTTAGTGGATCTTCATTAGGTAATGTTGCTGTAGGTGTTAGAGGAGCTTTAGATGCTGCTTCTAAAAGAGAGTTAGGCATATTAAGAAGATTGGCTCAAGGTATTATTCAGATAGGTAGAAAGTTTACTTCTATGAATGCTGAATGGTTATCTGAAGAAGAAGTGATTAGAATTACTAATGAAGAATTTGTTACTGTAAGAAGAGATGACTTAGCAGGTAATATTGATATTAGTTTAACCATATCTACTGCTGAAGCTGATGAACAAAAAGCACAAGAATTGAGTTTTATGTTACAAACTATGGGTAATACAATGCCTCAAGACTTCTCTCAGATGTTACTTGTAGAGATTGCTAAACTTAGAAAGATGCCAGACTTAGCTAAGAAGATTGAAAAGTATAAACCTGAACCTCCACAACCAGATCCATTACAAGAAGCTCAATTACAGTTAATACAAGCTCAGATACAAGAGATTCAAGCTAAGGTAGCAGAACATCAAGCACAAACTCAATTAGAGTATGCTAAGATAGCTACAGAACAGACTAAAGCTAAACAAATGGATGCTTTAGCTGATAAGACAAATCTTGACTTTGTTAATGATGAATCAGGTGTATCTCATCAAAGAGCTATTGAAACAGTACAAGCACAAGCTAAAGGTAATATTGCTTTAGAACAAGTTAAACATCAACAATCTATTGATAAAGATTTAATGAATCATGGTTTAGAAAAAGATAAGATGATCCAAGAACATCAAATGAATTTACAAAATAAAGTATTAGATCATGCTTCAAGTATGGATCAGATTAATGCTAAACCTAAACCAGGATCTAAACAATGAATCCAGCAAAGTATTTAAAAGATTATTATTCTAATTCTCCTAATGATAACGTACTAGATCAATTAAGTAACTTTGGTTCAGAAGCTGGTGGAGGTAAAGCTGCAATTAATGGTATTGTTTCAGGAGTTACTGCTCCTATACGAATGGTAGCAGATGGTTTTACTAAAGGAATGGGTTCATTAGCTAGTACATTATCAGGTAAAGATTATTCTAAAAATACTAACAAAAGATTAAACGATATAAATAATTTTTTTACTAATGATTCTCTTGTTGATTCTGCACAACAAAATCCTACAATAGATTCTATAGCAAATTATGGTACTGCTTTAGTTGGTGGACATGTTTTAACTAAAGCTCCAGCAGGCTTAGCATCTGCTGGTATGAAAATTCCTTCAGGAGTATCTTCTGGAATTAATAAAGTAGGTATGGCTGCTGATTCTATAATATCTAATAGTATTGCTCACGAACAAGGTAAGAATAAGCCATTATCGTTAAATAATATTGGATCAAGTATTTTAAATGGAGTAGGAAATATAATTAAACAACCTGTTAAAGCAGGTGTATATGCTTCTAATGCTTTTGATAATATGTTAGCATCTACTGATAATGCACAAAAAAGAATACAAAAACAAACACAGAATCAATTAAATTCTGTAGATAATTTTTTTAAATATAACTAAGTAAGGAATTAAAAATGGAAACAAAACAAAGTATTGCAAAAAAAACTAAGCTTAATACTAAAAATACTATAGAAAATACTATTACTGCTCATGCTGGTGGTACTCAAGCTGCTGCACTAGCTTTAGATGCAACTAAGACGTTACATAATGTAACTACTGTTGGTACTGCTGCTGACTCAGTTAAACTACCATTAGCTGTAGGTTCAGGTGTACAACACTTAGTTCATAACTCTAGTGCTACATCAATGCAAGTATTTGGTGATGGTATTGATACAATCAATGCTGTTGCTACTGCTACAGGTGTAGCTATTGCTGCTGGTAAATCACGTTTATTTACAGATATTGCTGTAGGTAAATGGATTAGTATGTTAAGTGCTTAATTAATTATTATCTCATAAGAGGACACAAGAAATGCGTAAAGAAATTGAAGAACAAATTAAAGAATTAAAAGAAGTAACAGCTTTAAGAGATTCACTTATTAAGCTAGAAAAGAATAAAGATTTTCAAAAAGTAATTTTTCAAAACTATTTTGATAAAGAACCTACTCGTTTAACTATGATTAGACCTTCTATTAAAACAGAAAACTTACCTCATATTGATGAAGCATTTAAAGCTATTGGTTTATTAAAACTATTCTTTGATATGGTTTTGAATAAAGGTGAACAAGCAGAGACTGATATAGCTAAACTTACTGAAGAGTTAAATAACTTAGAAGGAGAAGAAATCTAATGAGTAAACCTATTTTAAAAGAAAGATACATTGGTGTTAAAATAATTGATGCTATTGAAATGTCCTTAGTAGATGCTGAAGCTTATTTACAAAGAGACTTAGGAGTTAAAGAAGGTACACCATCCGAAGGTTATTTAGTAGAATATGATACAGGTTATGAATCTTGGAGTCCTAAAGATGTTTTTGAAAGAGCATACAAAGGTATGGGAAATGAAACCCTTGCTTTAGAAAATGAAGCTTTTAAATTAGGTATGATTTCTACTGAGGTAAAAAGATAATGAGTGAAGAACAAGATATTCAAGTTGAAGATGATCTTTTAGATCAAGACTTCCTTAATATGTCTGATGAAGAATTAGCTGCTGTTGATGTTAATTCTTTAGGTAAACCTATTCAAGAAGATACTTCAGAAGATGCTCAGGAAGACACCTCAGAGGTTCAGGAAGACGATTCTACAGAAGAGACTAATGAATCTATAGAGATTGACCATAAAGCTATGGTAGAACGTATTCTTGCTCCATTTAAAGCTAATGGTAAAGAAGTACAAGTAAATAGTATTGATGATGCTATCCAGCTTATGCAAATGGGAGCTAATTATCAAAAGAAAACTACAGAATTAAAACCTCTCCGTAAGATTGGAGAGATGTTAAAACAAAATGGTTTGTTAGATGAGGAACAACTTAATTACTTGATTGATCTCAAGAATAAGAATCCTCAAGCTATACAAAAGTTATTGAAAGAAAGTGGTATTGATCCTTTAGATATAGACACTTCTGAAGAAGTAAAATATAAACCAAACAACTACCAAGTAGATGATAAAACAATTGAGTTGAATGATGTACTGGATTCTATCCAACATACTCCTCAGTTTGATACTACAGTAAAGATTCTTGGTTCACAATGGGATCAACAAAGTAAAGAATATTTAAGTGCTAACCCACAAATAATTTCTATTTTGAATGAACATATTGGTAATGGTATTTATGACACTATTGCTAATGAAGTTTCAAAACAAAGAATGTTAGGTAGACTTAATAATGTATCCGATTTAGATGCTTACAGAACTGTAGGAGACTATATTCAAGCCAATGGTGGATTTGCTAACTCCAAGCAAGAAGTAGCTACACAGCAAGTTGTACAACAAACTAAACCAGTACAAGATAATAAACAAAAGAAACAAGCAGCAAGTATTACTAATAGTAAACCTTCTATACCTAAAAAAGATTTAACAAACGTAGATTGGTTTAACTTAAGTGATGCAGAATTTGCTGCTATGGAAAAACAATTACTTAAACAGGTTTAAACAATGACACAAATTTATGGTAACGGAACAAACTCTTCTATTGGAGAACAACTTGTCACAGAACATTATGCAGAAGCACTTGTTCTAAAAGAGGTAGCTAAAAAAGAAGTATTTGGTAAATTAGCAAATACTTTTAGAATGCCTAAAAACAAAGGTAAAACTATTGAGTTTTATCACTATATGCCTTTGTTAAGTGACATTAACATTAACGATCAAGGTATTGATGCAAATGGTTTAACTACTAGTTTTGAATCTACTATTGAGATCAAAAACCCTGCATTAAAAAATGTAGGTAATGAATGGGTATCATACTGGGCAGTTGGTAATCATGCTTCCGTTGATGCTACAGCTATTGCTAATGCTAAAGCTAAAGCAGTAGATATTTTTAAACGCTTAGGTGTATTTAATACTGACTATGCTACTACTAAAGCTGCACTACTTGCATTAACTCCTCCTTGGGTTATTACAGAGAATGCTTCTGTTAATGGTGCAGGTAATTTGTACGGTAGTTCTAAAGATCCTACTTATATTACATCTAAAATGCCTGTATTAGGTGAGTTAGGTGGTTATGTAAATAGAGTTGGTTCTAAACGTATTAAATTAACAGGTACGTTTGCTAAGTATGGTTTCTATACTCAATGGAGTGAAGAATCAGAATTATTTGATTCTGATGTACAATTAGCTACACATCGTAGACGTGAAGTAATGTACGCTGCAAGTGAAATTCAAGAAGATTTGTTACAAATTGACTTATTGAATTCTGCTGGTGTAGTTATTTATGGTGGTTCTGCTACATCTAAAGCTACTATTTCTGGTGAAGTAGGATCTGAATCTTTATTAACTTATGATGATTTTGTTAAGTTAGATATTCAATTAGATATTAATAGATGTCCTCGTAATACTACTGTTGTTACTGGTAGTAAAATGACTGATACTAAAACTATTAACTCAGCTAGATTTATGTATGTAGCTCCTCAAATAGTTTCTCAATTAACTAAAATGGTAGATAATTTTGGTTTACCTGCATTAACTGAGTATCGTCATTATGCAGATAGAGTTACTGAGGTAGGTGATGAGTTAGGTAGTATCAGAGGTTTTAGAATTATTGTACATCAAGAGATGATGGTATTTGAAGGTGCTGGTGCAACTGTATCTAATAATGCTGGATATATGTTTACTGGTAATAAATACGATGTATATCCTTTATTAGTGGTTGGTGATGAATCATTTACTACTATTGGTTTTAAGACCGGTGGTAAAGGTAGTAAAGTTGAGATTCATACTTTTGAACCTAAATCACAAGTAAGTTTCTCTAATGATCCTTATGGTTCATCTGGCTTTACCAGTTTACAGTGGTATTATGGCTTTGTTTGTTTCCGTCCCGAAAGAATTGCTATGCTATTAACCGTAGCTGAATACTAAGCAATTAGTATAGTTTAAAGACTCAATAGAGAAAGTGTCTTAGAATCAATTCTAGGCACTTTCCTGTTGATGTTTATGATAGTCAGGATATTCGTATCCATTGCCGTAGGAATGACCTACATAATTTAAAGAGAATTAAACCATGACAGAAATAGAACAAGAAGAACTTACCTTATTAAAAGAAAGAGCTAATTTAATGGGTATTCAATATCATCCTAGTATTGGATTAAATACATTAAGGGACAAAGTTAAATCTGCATTAGATTTAGATAATTCATCTAAACCTCAAGACACAGCATCAGTTGATATGTCTGAGTTTGTAGAGACCTTAGGACAAAAGAAAGCAAGACTTAAGAAGGAAGCAGAGAAATTAGTTAGAATTAGAATTTCATGTATGAATCCTTCTAAAGCAGAAATTCCAGGTGAAGTTGTTTGTGTAGGTAATAAATTCATAGGACAGATTACTCAATATGTACCTTTTAACAATGAACCAATTCATGTAAGACGAATCATTTTAGATAGATTACAAGAAAGAACCTATACACATCATTACACAGCACAAGGTAAGACTGGTAAAGATGAAAGTAGGAATAAACAAGTAAGAGAATTTAATATTGAAATTCTTCCTTTCTTAACAGAACAAGAAATTAAAGATTTAGCTCATCAACAAGCTATTACAGATAGATTAAAAGACGAGGAATAAAATGACTATTTTAGCAGCAGAAGTAACTGCTTTATTCGATCCATTAATGGTTTCTATTAAAGAGAAACTAGATACGCTTGCAAGAGAAAATCATTTAAAAGGGGAGATGTATGATACTGTGTATTCAGAAGCTCTTTCAAATACTCTACAACAAGTAGTTCAACTAATTATTGGAACAGATCAAAGAGCATTAACTGCTGCTAAGGTACTTACAGAAGAACAAACCAAGTTAAATCTAATTGCAGAGCATAATGGTATTGTTGCTAGTACAAATAAAACTGATGCTGATAGAATTAGAATTGAAGCAGAAACATTACTTGTACCTAAACAAGGTGCATTACTAGATCAAGAATTACTTAATGCTGTATCTGAAAAAGCAGGTATAGAAGCTAAGACAGCTAATCTGGTAGCTGAATTACAAAATATCCCTAAACAGGGAGCATTAATAGATTCACAGATTATTGGTTCAGGATATGAGAATCAATTAAAGTATCAACAAGGCTTAAATTTAGCTGCTGAAGGTTTAAATATACCTAAGCAAGGTAATTTATTAGATCAACAAGTATTAGCTAGTCAAGGTGAAGTATCTTTGATTCCTAAGAAGTCTCAGTTGATGGATGCTCAAATAACTGAGTTAATTAATAGAGGTCAAAATTTAGCATTAGAAGCTATTAAATTAGGTATTGAAGGAGATAACTTAGTTTTAGAAGGAGATAATTTAAAATTACAAGGAGATGTATTAACAGAAGAAATTGCTCTTAAGAAATTAGATGGTAAAAATAAAGATGCAGAACGCAAACAAATTCTTACATCTGCTGAAGTAAATAGAGCAAATGCTATACAAACTACAGCAGAGACAAATAAACTGTATGGAAGTATTGAATTAGCTAAATTTCAGATAATGGCAGAAACATATAATACTTATGCTTCACATACTGTAGGAGCAGATATAGCTTTTGATACCAATTCTCTTCAACAAGCTGCAAATCAAGTTACTATTGCCGCTAGTAGAGTATCAGATACTAAATTCTTTTTATAATGTCTTCTGCAACATATCCTACTGAATCAGGTGAAGTTCTTTTTTTAGAAAGAACTTTACCTGTATCAAAAGCTGTAGGAATTAATCTTGTAGATAATCCAAGAAATATAATTCAAGATGCTGTTATAAAAGAAGTAGCTAAAGGTGAATTATCGGCATCTTTATTATTTGCACAAGTAACTAAATATGTTTATAAAGTAGAAAGACAAAAACAATTAATTAAAAATATTGCTATAGAAAATAAATATCCTACAGAAACTCCCTACCCTTTTGGAATGATGGAAGCTTCTATAGGACATACTAATTTTGATTTAGATTTAATTATAAAAGATTGTGAAATATATACTAAACAAGAACAAGCCAAAGTTACTAAAAGAATTCAAAATTTAGTAGATTATTTAAATACTTCCTTTTCAGATAGAGGTATAGATGATTTTATAGCTAGAAAATATGCTATAGATACTGCACCTGCTTCTCCAGAAAATGATGCTTTACTGTCTGCTTTACTTAGTGAAGTGTCTGCTAGTGAAGATACTTATT